GGAGTTGGGCAATAAAGCACTTGGCATGGTGCGCGAGATATTGGGCATCGAAGGGGCTACCCAAGAACGTTTAGAAACAGAAAGCCAGGACGAATTAAACACCTCACAAGCTACTATGGGGGAAGCAGTGGCCATGGCACCGGCTAAAATAATAGAAGCAGCCGGTGATATTGCAGCTCTGGGAATTGGCGCAGTAAACAAAGACGCTGGAAAGGCAATTCAAAACGTAGTTGACACAGCTAAAAAAGAACGTGTGGCTAGTGACACTGAATATTTAAAACAGAAACCCGCAGCAGCAGCAAAAAGTCAAACATTAGGGTTTGGGCCCGGATTCAAAGCACCAACTACGGCCGCAGATTATGCAGAGCTTGAAAGGCAAAGACAAGCAGCCAAAGCGGCACCTGCACCCGTGGCAGCACCAGTACCAACTGGTGGTAAACCTGTGGCAGCACCTGCGGCAGCACCAGTACCAACTGGTGGTAAACCTGCGGCAGCGGCAGCACCAGTACCAGCAGCACCAGCAGCAGCACCCCCAACACCAGGAGGAAAAACCGGTGGTCCAGGTTTTCCTGCTTCTGCACCTGGCGGTGGCGGCCCTGCACAGTCAACACAGACAGCACAACCAGCATCAAACGTGACTACGTACAGTGATCGATTGCTTGATTATATTAAGAAGACTGAGAGATTTACTGCCAAAGCGTTCTGGGATAAGAAACAATATACCAACGGATACGGTACCAAGGCCTTAAATCCAGAAGAAGTTGTATCCAAAATTGAGGCAGAAAACAGATTGAAAACTTACTTACAAAACGCAGTAAGTAACGTGATTTCATATGGCAAAGATAAAAAATACCAGTGGACTCAAGGACAAATTGATGCGCTGACTTCTTTTGCTTACAATGGCGGAATTGGCATGCTAGACCAACTCACTCAAGGTGGCAAACGCACCAATGACCAAATAGCACAGACAATGATGTTGTATAACAAAGCCACAGATATAAAAACTGGCATAACTGAAACGCTACCAGGGTTGACCACTCGTAGAGCAGAAGAATTGGCCATGTTCCAAGCGCGAGATGGTGGTATATTTGACGGACCAAAATCAGGGTATGCAGCCACACTGCACGGCAACGAAGCAGTGATTCCACTCAAGGATGGTGCAGTACCTGTGACCATGAGCAAAGAGTTCAACAAGAATGCTGCCAATTTGGACAAACTGGTACAACGGATCAGTATGCCAAGCACACCGGACAACAGTCAGACTGAGAACATGGCCAGCAGCAAGTTACTAAAAACTATGACAGAATATCTCACAGCACGTGACAGTGGTGTATTTGATGGGCCTAAATCCCGCTATTCCATGGCCTTGCCTAGCCCAGAATCTTTGATACCACTCAAGGATGGTGCAGTGCCGGTGAGCATGAGTCAGGAGTTCAACACGACTGCTACCAATTTGGGAGAATTGGTCAACATCATGAAAAACAATGTGGGCATGCAATCCACTATGTTGGCAGTGCTGGAAGACATGCGCCGTAGTCAAAGCAACACAGCCGACAATACCAGCAGAATGGCCGCAGTGGCCAGCAACTAACAATAAATAATCGACTATGGCAGAACCCAAACAACCCGGCTGGCGAAAGTATTTCAAAGTGGCAGACACCTCAGGTGTGATGAGTCCAATTTCAGGCAGGAACCAATTTGGCCTGCCTGGTTATACCAAGAATGACGGGTCAGACACAGGCATGCCTGCAGACTTTGTGTTCCGCAATTATGCTTCAAGATTGCCTGAAGTTTATTCGGGTCACCCCAACCGTATTGAACGCTACAATCAGTACGAAAACATGGACATGGACAGTGAGATCAATGCATGCCTGGACATCATTGCTGAGTTCTCCACGCAGATGAATGAACAAAACGGCACGCCGTTTCAAGTTGATTACGCAGACAAGCCCACAGACAACGAAGTGTCGATCATTAAAAAACAACTGCAACAGTGGATCAAGTTGAACCAGTTGGATCAACGCATCTTCAAACTGTTCCGCAACACCATCAAGTATGGTGATCAAGTGTTTGTGCGTGACCCAGAAACATTTGAAATGATGTGGGTGGACATGAGCAAGTTGGCCCGGGTGATTGTGAACGAATCAGAAGGCAAGCGTCCCGAGCAGTATGTGATCCGTGACATCAACCCCAACTTTCAAAATATGACTGTGGCAGCCAAGACCACCACAGACTACATGACCAACCCTGTGACCGGCACCATATCAGGCAATGCCAACTACACCATGCCCAATGGCGGCACCGGTGGTGGTGTAGGCAATTCAAGATTTATGACTGCCATGAATGAAGTTTGCTTGGATGCCAAGCACGTGGTTCATATCAGCCTGAACGAAGGACTGGATGTGTTTTGGCCTTTTGGACGCAGTATTCTAGAGCAGATCTACAAAGTATTCAAGCAGAAAGAACTGTTGGAAGATGCTATCTTGATCTATCGTGTGAGCCGTGCTCCTGAGCGCAGAATCTTCAAAATTGACGTGGGCAACATGCCATCACACTTGGCCATGGCGTTTGTGGAACGTGTGAAAAACGAAATGCATCAGCGGCGAATCCCCACCATGACTGGTGGTGGCAACAACATGATGGATGCGTCATATAACCCACTGTCAATCAACGAAGACTACTTCTTCCCCCAAGGGCAAGACGGCCGTGGATCATCAGTGGAAACACTGCCCGGCGGACAAAACCTAGGCGAAATTGATGACTTGAAATACTTCAACAACAAAATGGCTCGTGGTTTACGTGTACCAAGCAGTTATTTGCCTACTGGTCCAGACGACTCGGACCGTGCCATGAGTGACGGAAAAGTGGGCACTGCCTTGATACAAGAGTATAGATTCAACCAGTATTGCGAACGACTGCAGTCTCTAATTGTGCAAAAACTTGACGACGAATTCAAGATGTTTATGAAATGGCGTGGGTTTAACATAGACTCTAGCCTGTTCTCTCTGAAGTTTAATGCTCCTCAAAACTTTGCCAGCTATCGTCAAAGCGAGCTGGATACCACACGTATCGGCGCATTTACACAGCTGGAAGCCTTGCCCTACATGAGCAAGCGTTTCTTGTTGCAACGTTTCTTGGGCCTGACTGAAGAAGAAATACAAGAAAACGAAGAGTTGTGGCGTGAAGAACGTGACGATCCTGAAATGAGCACCAATGCAGGCCAAGACCTGCGTAGTGTAGGCATTACCCCAGGCGGCCTAGAAGGTGATATTCAAACTGGTGAAGAAATGGCAGGAATGACTGCTCAAGTGGGCGGGGCACCTCCTATTACTCCTGGCGCAGGCCCTGCTGCTCCTGGCGGTGTAATGCCCGCAGGTGGTGCTGCCGCACCCGGTGTATAAATAACAACATGCTGTTAAACGAATTTTTTCACAAAGAACCCAGTGCGTATCAAGACCTGTCGCAAGATAACAGTCAGCCGCAAGAAAGTGATTTGCGAAAAACCCGCCTCACACTGCGTCAACTCAACAAGCTGAGAAAGATGAATGACGTGAGAATGTATGAGTTCAAGGAGAAACTCAAACTGGTCAAGAAACAGTACGCACCTCCTCCTGCCCCGCCAATGTAATAAACTCGTCATTTATTGGCCTTTTAGACACCTTAAACCTGGTGTTTTTCTCCTACATCGTAAATAACAGCACACTTTACCTATAGGAGTTTCCCATATGAACCGTTTTGAACAATTGATTGAATATGTAATCAATGACGAAGAGGCGAAAGCCCGCGAACTTTTCCACGACATTGTTGTGGAGAAAAGCCGTCAAATCTATGAAGATATCATGGCCGAAGAAGCCGAAGAAGATATCGAAGAAGCCAAAGACGAAGAGCTTGACGAAGCTGAAGAAGAGCTGGACGAAGGCATGGGTGGCGACGCTGCTGACGACCTAATCGACGACGTGGAAATGGAAGAAGAATCTGACATGAACATGGAAGCTGAAGGCGACGAAGAAATGGACATGTCCATGGACGATGGCGAAGACGCAGAATTTAGCATGGGCGACGAAGGCGGCAGCGAAGAGCCAGCTACCAAAGACGATATCATGAATTTAGAAGACAAACTGGACCAATTGATGGCCGAGTTTGAAGACCTCATGGGCGGTGACGACATGGGTGATGGCGATGGATTTGGTCCTGACGAAGGCGGCGACGCCATTGAAATGGACGACACTGACGAAATGGAACCAGGCATGATGGAAGCTGTGAGTTTGAAAGCAGCCCCAAAGCCAGTGACCAGTGAAGAAGGCGGCGTAAACAAGAAGTCTACCTATGCAGCCAACAGCGGACAAGCTGGCATGGCCAGCCGTCCAGTACACACTGGTGCAGCCGAAGGTGGACATCATGACACATCTGCTTACAGCAACAACACCAAAGACTTGATTGGCAAAGTCGGCAACACACCTGCACAAGGCACACAAAAGCCTTCAGCAGCACCAAAGGCCAAAATGGGCGACGGCAGCGCAGGTCAAAACAATAGAAGCCCACTTCCTAGCGGACGTAAGGGTTAATTAGATGTCATCTAGATACCTAAGAGAAGATTTAACTTTTAGCCAGGCAAACATTCAGGTCTTAGAAGAGTCTGATATGTCTGGCAAAAAGCATCTCTACCTCAAAGGCATTTGCATTGAAGGCGACAAGAAGAATGCAAATGAACGTATCTACCCCCGACACGAAATTATCAAGGCAGTAGAAACCATCAACGAACAGATCCACAGCGGTAACTCCGTTTTAGGTGAAGTGGACCATCCAGATGATCTAAAAATCAACTTAGATCGTGTGTGCCACACAGTTGAAGGCATGTGGATGGACGGACATGCTGGTTGCGGTAAGTTGAAGATATTGCCAACTCCCATGGGAGAATTGATCAAAACGCTGATCACGTCAGGTGTAAAACTTGGCGTCAGCAGTCGTGGCAGCGGTAACGTAGACGACAGAACAGGACATGTAAGTGACTTTGAAATTGTCACTATAGATGTGGTTGCACAACCCAGCGCACCCAATGCTTACCCAACAGCAATTTATGAAGGTCTCATGAACATGAAGCACGGTCATAAGCTGATGGAGATGGCACGGGAATCTGGCGAGAGCGACAAAGTGCAGAGATACCTAAAGAATGAAGTTAAAAGACTCATTCAGGATCTCAAAATCTAAGGAGAACCAGGCATGTTTGATGCAATTAAACCCCTGCTTGATAGTGGCCTGATCACAGAAGACGTTAGTCAAGAACTCAACGAAGCTTGGGAATCTAAACTAAACGAAGCACGTGAACAGGTACGTAGTGAACTCAGAGAAGAGTTTGCTCAACGCTACGAGCATGACAAGACAGTAATGGTAGAAGCCCTAGACAAGATGGTAACAGAAGGTTTGGCCGCAGAAATTGCGCAAGTGGCTGCTGAAAAGCAAGCACTTACGGAAGATCGCGTCAAGTTCCAACACAAGATGAAAGAATCAGCACAGAAGTTCAACGGCTTCATGGTTTCTAAACTTGCAGAAGAAATTGGCGAACTGCGCAAAGACCGCAAAATGCACACTGAAGGAGTTGCAAAACTTGAAAACTTCGTGGTGCAAGCATTGGCACGTGAAATTACAGAATTCGCCAAAGACAAACGCGATGTCGTAGAGACAAAGGTACGTCTGGTACGTGAAGCACGTGGCAAACTTGAACAGTTAAAGAGCCGTTTCGTAAAAGAATCAGCCCAGAAAATGAGTCAAGCTGTTAGCCGTCATCTCAAGGCTGAGTTGAATCAGTTACAAGAAGACATTAAAGTTGCTCGTGAGAACAATTTTGGTCGCAGAATCTTTGAAGCATATGCTGCAGAATTCGGAGCCACTCATCTCAATGAGAAGGCAGAAGTCCGTAAACTGTATGACATTATTGCAGAAAAAGATCAGAAATTGCGTAAAGCAATCGACATCACCCGTACTGCAAAGACCGTGGTGGAGTCAAAAGAACGTGAACTGCGTATGATCCGTGAGTCCAATGAGCGTGAAAGCACAATGGATGAATTGCTTCGTCCCTTAAATCAGGAAAAGCAAGAAGTCATGCGTAATTTACTCGAAAGCGTTCAAACTAACCGTTTGAAAAATGCTTTTGAAAAGTATCTACCAGCAGTGTTGGAAGATAGATCTGTAAAAGCCCGTAAAGTAATTGCAGAATCTGTTACCTCAGTAACTGGTGATAAAACTACTGCACCCACGGTGTCGGAAGATCGCAGCAACGTG